TTAGTTTTTTATATTTTCAATCTTTTCTAGTTCATCATCAAATCCACTAAGTTCTAATACTTTGTCACCCATCGCAGATGTTTCACCAGCAAGAAATTTCTTTTTTATTACTTGTCTACCATCAGATGCTTTTAATGCATCTAATAATTTAGGGTTATTCCAATCAGGTGTTACTGTAGCTGCTTCAATTAGTGCTGCATTAAATTCTTCATCATCAAGTTCTTTAATTCTTCTTCCCCCCCTTTCTTTCCTACTATAAGTACACTCTTTTTTGATTCTATTTATTTCTTTTTCGCTTAATCCTTTTAATGTTATTGGAATTCCTAGTCTTCTTATACGATAAGTAGATTCTGGAACTGATGTAGGTTCCATAAGTTTGGATATTATATCTTCCTCTGTCATTTGTGCTATTTCCTTTTCTTCAATTTGTTTTCCTGTTAAATTTTCCATTATTTATTCCTCCTAATTTTTATTATTTTTCTTCAATTTCAATTTTATCTAGCATTTCGTATCCTTCAAAAGTAAATGGCGTTTCCTCTTCAACTAACTCGTTTGCTTTCAAATTTATAAGATTCATTTTATCAGCCATACAATTTTTAAGTCTTATACGCTCATATCCATAAGCCTCAGGATCTTCTAATGCTGTAATAACTTCAAATCTTTTAAAACCTCTTTCTATTAAAGCTGAACTTACTTTATATCCTGACATTGAACCAGTACCTTTTTTACTTCCTTGCTTATATCTAGTCCAATCATCTCCTAATAGATTTAATTCTTTTTTATCTAAATCAACTTCTGCAGTACATTCTGTAAGGTTTGACTGCCATTCACCATTTATTAGTATTTTCCCTTTTGAACCATGTATCGTTCTACTTGCATCTAATGCCATATTATCACTCCTAACTTACCTAACTTATATATCCTGTACCATAAATTCTTTTCATGACATTTATATATGTAGCATCCCATCGCCAAAAGAATTCATCATTCTTAGCATCTTTTTGTAAGTTTTCATCTATTTGTACTTTGAAACCACTTTCTATTATTTCTTCTTTTTCAAATATCTCAAAATATTGCTTCAAAGCACATAAAACAGCTAGTTGACCAGTTCTTTTATTTATAGACTTACCTACATATTGTCTTACACCAGTAAAACTAGTATCCTCATCAACCATATCCATAAATTTAATTGCTCTTAAATATCCCCAATTTTCATTCTGGTCTTGCCTATAAGTTTTTAATGTATTAACATCGTCTTCTATTAGAACAGAACCATCCTCATATCTAATTATCATTGTTCCAGATACTAAAGCACTTTGTATTTCTTCATCTGTTAAATATCTTGTAACATTTTCAAAAATAGTTTTTGCATTACACAGACATTCCTTAATGCCTTGTCCTTCTCCTAATGCTGCAATATAACACATAGTTTCAGCTGGAGTATATTTAATACCATTTAATATTCCACCAGAACCACTCAAATAATAGATTCCTTCGTTATTAAATGCTTTAGATTTTTTATTAGCTGCTTCTATAGTTTCTGTATTATCTCCACCTAAATAGGCCCTTATTTTCTTACCATTTTTTCTATTCCGTTCTATCCAAGCTTTTACAGATGTTTGAAGTGCTGCATCAGTTATTCCATCTAAGCAAAATCCATTAAATTTATAGCCTTCAAATTCATTCATAGCTTTTAAATAATGTTCATTAGTTATTGAAGAATTACCATCATTTCCACCTGTTAAAGACTCGTTTGATATACTTGCTAATTTTCCATTACCTTCATCTAATTTACTAGCTTTTAACCACTTATTTTCTTTATTTTGATTTATAGTTTTTTCAATTTCTGTAATTGTTCCAGAAAGTTGGAAGACATATACTTGTTTTGCACCTTCATAGAGTGTTAAATCCTTATTATCAGAAGATATTAAATTGCTTTTTACAGTAACATTGAAATCCTTTTTAGTTGGATAAAGCGTTTCTAATTTTAATATTTCTTTGCTATCTGTATCTTTTAATATAATGCTAGCTGATTTTTCAGTGCCATCTGTAATTCTATATAATAGTAATCCTTGGGGCTGTCCTAATAACGATAATCTTCCTAATTTATAAGCAGTAGATTTCATATCATTACCAAACGTATCTATTAAATCTTTTTCATCTTTAATAGATACTACTTTATTTGCTGGACCCCAATCACACTTAACAGGCATAGCAATTACTCCTCTTTTCCCTGGTTCTATTCTAGCTAAAGCAGCAGCTTTGAATCTATTATAGAATCCAGGTCTGTTAGGTTTATCAGTTTCGCTCCAATGACCGCTTGCCATCTATTTCACCTCCCTTTTTAAAAATTCTTCTATTTCTTCTCTAAACTTTTCTTTAGTTATTTCTTTTTCATTACAATTAAATAAAGCACCGCTGGCTACTTCTTTTTTATAGCCTGTCAGTGCTTCACAATTTTCTATTAAATCCTGTATAGGATATTTTTCCACTTCTACTGATTTTATAACTTTTTTAAGTGTAACCTTTTCTTCATCAGCCATATCAGCCCTCCTATTCAATATTCCCTCTACTATAAATTTTATCTATAGTAGAATTATTCTCTTGTATCATCTTTCTTCTACTTAATTCCACTGTTAGTTGTCCTATACCTAGCATATCTGCATCTCTATCTTCTTGTATGCTCTCTATAGTTAAGTACCTCTTATCTTTAATATTTAAAGGTATTTTTAAATCTGTAATAAGCTTTTCTTCTATATTGTCTAGTACTTTTTCTATATAAGCCTTATTTTTACTTACAACATGACATACAAGAGTTTTATTTTCCTTAATTAAAGCTATATTTATACGTTCTTTACTTTGGGAAGATGTTCTCCAAAGTACACTAGGAACTTGAAAATCTTTTTTCCAACAATCTCTATATACCTTTATACCTAATAACTCTTCAGTATATTTACTCAAAGCCTCAATCCATGTATCTTCTGTAGTGCCTTGTTCTTCATATAAAGCTATAATTGAAAATCTCAGTCCTCTAGCTATTGCATTCCATTCTTCATCTATAATGTCTTGGCCTATAGTTCCTTCAAACATACAAGTAAAAGTTTCATTAGAATTTTCATCTTCTATAGTTTGTAAATCTAATGTCTTTATTACTTTTTCAGTTAAACTATCTAACTTTTTGAAAGTAGTTCTTCCTTCATATAACCATATTTCTATGGTTCTTTTAAATCCTATTGTTTCTCCATTATTATCATCAGAACCTTGAAGTATAATTCCATAAGGTTTAACTGCATTAATGTCTGGGACATTAGGTTCATAACATTCTTTAAGTTCTGGAATATTATCTATTAGCTTTTGTCTTATTCCTGCTCTCATCTATATCAACCTTTGCTTTACCATTTATTTTTAAAGTATCACAATAGAACGCTACTTTTACTATAGGAATTCTATTTTCAGCATCAAAGCTGCTTTCAATACTTGCTACTTTATTAGAATAATCTATACCATCAATTTTTATTTTACCTATGATACTATTTGAATCTTTAATATTATAGTTTATTTCTATATCAGCTAATTCTAAATTGTCTAACATAAGCTATCCTCCCCAATAATTAATCAGTGAAGTTTTTATTACTGATGTATTATTATTTATAGTATTTTCTAATTCATGAGTGCCTTTAGTACCAGGATGATGTATTTCTTTTACTGGATGCGCTGCTCCTTTCCAATATAAAGCTTTTTTATTTTTAGGTATGATAACATGAGGCTTTGACCCTTCTTCAAGTATTGAACCATAATTAACGCTATGTGATAAAGATATTGTAAATACTCTACATGTTTTACTACTAGTAGAAATTCCTTTTATACCTTGTCTTGCATTACCAGTTCTATCTTTCCATGTTGCATTGTTTTTACTGCTTTTCTCCAATTTTTTAGCAATTAGATTGCATAGAATATACATACCTGCTTTTCTCTTTTCTATATAACCTATCGCTTTAAATCCTGACATATTAATCTATCTTTTCAAGATTGCATTCATATCCACATAAAGTCTTTTCAATCACTATTGGATATACTTCTTTTATTTTCATATGACCTTCTATGCAATTAAATTCAATAGCACTTTTAGGATTAACTTCTATGTCTGCATCTTTATTTGCTATCATATTATATCTACTAGTCTTATAAGATGTACCTCGTGTTTGACTATCTATTATTACTTTATTATTTGAACTATTTTCAAGGTATATCAGTACTTCTAGATTCTTTTTACTCTCACTATCCTCAAGTGCTCCATCAACAATAACTTTTTTGAATTCTTTAATTTCAATCTCTGTTGGATTTAATGCTATCCCTTTATTAATTACATCTATTATTTTCTTAGCCTTTAATTTAGACATTAGCACCCATCAACTCTTCTCATTGATGTTTTATATCCTGTTGTTTTGCTTGGATTTAACTTAGTCTGTTCTTTTAAGTAGTCAGCTTGATACAGTGCCGCTAAGTTATTCCAATAGTCTGGATCAGCATTTTCTATTTCTATAGGACCTACTTTTATTTTTTTATCAGTGTTTGCTTTCATTAAACAGCCTCTCCAGCTTGCTTTAAGAACATTATTATCATTCACCAATAAAATATTTTCTAACTCTTCATCACTAAATATAGGATACTGGCTCTCATTTAAATTAATCTTTAAAACTTCTAAAGGTGTAAGGTTCATAATTATTCACCTTCCTCTACTTCATCTCTTTCATCTTCATCTACATTATATACTTCTTCTAAAAGTTCAATGTAGCCTCTTTCAACCATTTCTGTAGTATCATCTACTCTAACTTTTAGTTCATCGCCTATATTAAAACAACTTTTATCATACTTTAAATTAACTAAAGCTTTAGCTTGTATTGTCTTTTTACTTGCCATATAATTAATTCCTTTCTATTTTAAATTTAAAAAGAGTAGCTATAAACCATCCACTAATTAACTGTAGCAAAGAAACATTCGTCAGCTCTTTCAAAACTTGGCATACCTAGCTGAGATACTTTGGTTTGAACTGTTACTGGATCATCTTTTTTCATTGTCATAACTGCTATACCAGTTCTTACTATTTCTACATTGGAACCTTGGCTAAACATCTTGTCAGCTTCTTCTGGGGTTGTACCATAATAAGTTGCACCGAGTGTTCCAGTTGGGATAAGAGTAAACTTACCACTTGGAAAGTATGGTTGTTCTGTTCCATCTTCTAACTTATATGTTCCACTAACTTCTGCTAATGTTACACCTGTTTTATCTTTAATAAGTTTTTTGATTTCATCATCACTTGCTAAATAGTTTGGATTTTGTGGCCATCCAGATTTAATAATATTTTTATTTCCTGTAATCCATCCAAATGTCTTAGCATCTAAAACTGCTCTATTCACTACATATCCTTCATCCTTCATTAATCTTACCCATCTTATTATGTCTAAAATAGGGTTAGATTTTTCTGTATCTGACCATTTCGCAGTTCCAGAAAGTGCTTCTTTATGTTTACTTGGCACTCCAAAATCAAATACTATATCTCCATCTTCAGACACAATTGAGATTGTTCCTGAATCAGAAAGAAGCTGCATTCTCATTCTTTCCATTTGCATATCTCCACCATCTACTAGATCTTTATAATTATCAAAAATCTTAGTTATTATCATATCAATAACATTTTTATTTTTAGCTTGTGAAGCTAATAGTAAGTCTTGTCTATCTTTTTCATTTACTAGTATACTTTCTTTGAAAAATGGCATTTGCTTAGTAATTTCATCTACTTGTGCTTTTAATGCCCTAATCTTTACTGCTACATCAAAAGCTGATTGTTTTAATACTACTGGCTTTCTCTTTGCACCTTTAATATACTTTAGTTCCATTCCTAGTTGTTTTTTTCTAGGAAAAAGAGCCTCTCCAATTGTAACTTCTGGTGGAAGTTCTTTAATATACGTTGATATTTCTTGTACGTTTATAATATCTCTCCAATCCATATTGTTCCCTCCTTAAATTAATTATAGAAATTGAATCATTTTTAATGCCTTTTTAACATCTTCTGAAATAGTTTTAGGTAATGCTTTTTCCTTAATAAATCCAAAGATAGTTACTGGAATAGTTTCGGTACCATTGCTATATGTAAAGTCAGCATCTCTATAAACTAAACCAAATGCTTTATCATTCGTTACTGTAGAACCATCAACTACTTTTCCATCTTTGCTAATTACCGTACCTGCTTTAAGTATTCTTTTGCCTTTTTCTTCTGCAATATCAGTTTTTTTAACCTTTACCATTGCATTTTGAAATAACTCTCCTGCAAACTCTAGTATTGTTTTATTTTCACCCATATAAGTTTGTTTAGTTTCATAACTCATATCTTACCTCCTCTATGAAAAGAATTTGTTTTGTGCTTCTGCCACTTTGGTTGCTTCTGTTCTTTCTTTAGCTAAACGAGCACCTATGCTTAACTTTTCATCCTCACTATCAATCATTGAAGATGAACCACCTGCTATGTTTCCAGTACCACCTGTTTGTTCTGCTTCAAATAAATAAGCATCACTCTCTTTTAGTGTATTTACCTGCTCCTCTAAACCTATGAAGGTATCATCAACTAGTTTTACCTTTTCCATGTCTAATAGTGCTCTTAATGCTTTAGGATTTTTAGCTTTATATCCAGCTATAGCTTTTTCGAACTTAGTATCAAAGCTTATTTGATTAAGCTTAGCTTCATAATCTTCACTTGCTTTTTTATTAGCAGCTTTTAAATTTTCTATCTCTATATTTAGTTCCTCATTATCCTTAATCTTGCCTTGTAAATCTTCTAAATCTTTGTCCCTCTTTTTTATATCCTTTTTATATTGCTTTATTGCTTCATTAGCAGTTTCTAATTCCTTTTTCTCTACATAATTTGAACTATCAACTAAATCTATGTCTTTATATTTTTTTCTGAGTTCTTCAGGAAGTTGTTTAAAAGATTCTTCTCCTAATATTTCATTTAACTTTGGCATTTATATCAATCCTTTCTTAGCATTTTACGCCTTGCTAAGGGCAAAATAAAAAGACATATTTCTATGTCCTATCATATGAATTCATCTCCGAATTCTTCTAAGAATTTATCCAACTTTACATTCTTTTCACCATTAACCCATGCTTTAAGTTTTTTTACTGCATCATCAATAGATATAGTTTCTTCTGTAAAATAACATAAACAATTAGGATGTTGTAAAGGAGCATCTTCTGGTTTAAATACTTTTCCAGCATAATCATCACATATATCATGTTTAGGATGACTAAAACTTAAATTCCATTTAAGTCCTATATTAAATGGATTATTTTTAGCATTCTCTATGGTTGTTTCAGTAAAACCATGAGTAATTGAAGTCCTGGCTAATCTTTGTGCTTGATAAGATACATTTTTCCTCATTCCTGGAACTATTGTTTTTGTCTCAGTTCTTTTTAAAGGATTAACATATTTATCTACTTGTTTTGCGAGCTCTCTGGAATTTGCACCTTTGACTACATTGACCTTTATAAGAGTATCTATATCATTAGCATTTTTTCTAGTTATATTCCATATCCTTTGATCTAATGTTTTACCATCTTCATAATAACTTCCTTGTATAAGTTTTTTAACTGTACTTGATGATGTCTTTATAACTGATTTATTAAAGATAGACCTTAATTTTATATCATCAGTTATGCTTTCGTAATAAGCTAAACTTGTTGAACTAGCTATCTCTGAACTAGCTTTAATATTATGTTTTATAGTTTTTCTTAATTTAATGTTTAATTCATTCATTTGAGATTGTAGTGTTTCTTCTATTTCACTTAAGTATTTTTCAGTTGGAATTGTTTTACAGAAAGCTATCTCTTCTAATAATTGCGTGGATAATTCCTTGTAAATCTTTAATAATTCTATTTCTTGTTTCTTATTAAGCTTTAAAAACTTTTTTCTAGCTTCTAGTATCCTTTGTCGATACAAATTCATTATAAATCACCGCCAGAATTGTCCTCATTATCTATTCTTTTTTCAAATATATCCTGTTCAGCTTCATTTAATGATTTTATATCTTCTAAAGTTTCCTTAAAGTGTTCTTCATAATCTTCATCATTAGAATAATCTTTAATATAACTTCTATGACTTCTAACATTGTTTTGAACTTCTTCCATAGCTAATCTTTTTTGATCTTCTTCATCTTCAGGTATTGGATAGTTTTTATTTAATATTATAGTGAATAATAAATTATTCCATTCTTCTTTCCAATTATCATAGGATTTAAATTTACTACAAGCTTCTACTATTAGTCTTAGCATACTTCTTATAATAGGTTCCCAATCATGCCATTTTTCTTCACAACGTGCTACTAATTCCGTATACATATATTTAATACTCTTAGCACTTGGTACTTTCTGCAAATTTTCTGATTTAGGAATACCTAATTTTTCATACATACTATCCTCGAGCATTTTTAAATACATTTTAACTGGTTCTGCATTAGTAAAATTACTTTCTACTCTTTGTACTTTAGCTTGTTTATTTCCTTCTGCATCATCTTCACTTTTTAACGCCATCAATGAATTTGGAGCAATATTACAGCTATTAACTGTATCTTTTGTAGCATCAATAATTGCTGTTTGTCCAAACATAAGAAATCTTAAGCTATCGTTAAAATCACTCAATCTTCTATTATAACTATCTTGTAAAGGCTTTAAATCTTTTATATCACTTTGTCCATAAGGACTAACTATAGTTTGTTCATTTGTTATTACCCAACAAGGTATTTTAGAAAGTTCTGTGTCTTGATTTGTTACATTTATTGGATTTTCTAAATTATCACCTTTAAAAGTTTCTACTTTTAAATAACATGAAGGCTCTTTGTTCTCCGTTTCATTCATGTAATAAGTATATCTATTCCATAATTGTTTAGTAACTTCTTTATCTACAGTAACTTGCTTAACGAATATTGCTTTACTTAATTTAGTTATATCATTAATATCTGCTTCATAATTAAAATCATTAATATCATGCCAATATAATCTTATATGTTGCCCTGGATTTGCTTCTAATCTAAGCATAACTCTCTTAGTTACACTTGCTAATCTAAAAGCTTTCATAGTGTTGCTCCAAAACTTGCTGGCATTTAATATTGCATCTATGAACTGTCTTAATTCTTCACAGGTTTCTTTAGCGTTCTTATCTAATGGTTTAAATAATATATCTGGTTCCTTACCAAACATAAATCTAGCTTGTTTATTTATCAAAGGTTTAATTTTATTATCTATAACTTGAGAAGGTACATAATCTAAATCATCTAAAGTAATCCAGCTTTGCCCTAATAAATCATTATCCATTAATGCTATTTGTTTATTTTCTGTTTCTCCTAAATAAAATAGATAATCTCTTAAAGCTTTTTTTCTTTCCTTTTTTTCTCGATTACTTAAATTGAGCAATTTGTCTCTTATATCTTTTGCACTCATTAGAATACCGTACCTCCTTTCTTCTTATATTTCTTAAAAGTATTTTGTTTAAGTCCCATGCCTTTGTTATAAACTTCTTTATTATATTTCTGTTCTTTAATATCCGCTACTTCATAACCATCTAACGCATACCAGATTGCACTAAACGTGTGTGGATCTATACTAAATTCGTCTTCTATAATATCTCCATTTTTATCTACTGCATAAGTTAAATCCTCTAATTCATCTATAACATTAGTACAATTTTCAGAACAAATTATTTTCTTAAATCTCTTAACTTTCTTAGTGTTTTGAAGTCTACTACCTGGAAACTTTTTAGCACCTTTTATATTAAATCCCTCTTGTTTATAGTATTTAATAGTTTTAGGTTCTGCACTATCTGCTCTAATAAGTTCTTGCGTCTTTTTAAATTCTGATATTTCTATTGCTGTTTTATCATCAGTCATTTGATTTTTATAATATTCCCAATATATATATAAAATTTTATTCTCATCATCTATTGCTAACCTAACTATAGCATTATATGAAGTTTCAAATCCAAAATCCATTCCAACTCTATATATCGGCATTTTAATTTTTTTAATATTATTAATAACTGCGTAATGTGGTGTTTTTTCAAATTGTGGCAATACTTTTCTACCATTAACACCAAATCTACCTCTTCTAGCTATTCTCCATAAATCTTCGTCATAAGTTTTTAATTCATCTAATTGTTCTATATACGATTTTGGTAAAAATAAATTATCATCAGCTAAACTATGATGATAATAAGTGCTATTAATAACTATAGTTTTTTCTTTATAAAGTTTTTGGTCATCTAATGTGAATATTTTTTTCTTAGAATCTATGAAAAAATGTTTGTAACACCAATTATTTTTTGATACCGGATTTGTAGACAGTATCATATGCAATTTTAAAGTTGGATGTCTCAATCTTCCTAGTAACTCTTTAAATCCTGCATATTTTACTTCTGAACATTCTTCAACCCATATTATAGAAACATTATTTATAGATTTTAGCTTAGCAGGTTTATCCATTCCCTTAAAGATTATTTTGCTTCCATTCGGAAATCTTATTTGCATTGGTGAAGTAATGCATTTAATTCTATCATCTAATTCCATTTCAGTTATTATTTCATCAAATAACGAAAAACATGAATCCCTAATAGTATCATATACTTCTCTTACTACTAATGCGGTTCTCTTTTCTTCTAATAGCTTTAATATTAATTTTAAAGCTACATGATAACTTTTTGATGAACCATAGCCCCCTACAAGAAAATAAAATTTATACATCCAATTAAATAAGAATTCTTCAAAGTGAGGATTAACTTCTTTTTCTATAGGCATTATTCAACACCTTTTCTTTTTATTAAGATTTCTATAGGTTTATCATCATTATTAATGTTTTTATTTTTTTCAATTTCCATTTTTTCTTGTTTAAGTTTTAGTTCTACCTCGGCTTTATATTTATTAAATTCAAGTTTTTCTCTATCCATAACAAGTTTTTCAGTATCACCAGAGATATTAGCTTTACTTTCTATTAATCTACGTAATTGATCCATGCAAGCTAATATTCCTGTTTCTCTATCTTCTTCACTTACTATTTTTTCACGTCTTTTCCCAAACATATCATAAAAAATTGTTTTTTCACGATTTAATAGTCTTGCTATCTTTAATCTTAATAACTTTATTTCTTCATCAAATGTGGGTTCTGGACTAGCTTTTTCATATAGTTCTTGTTCTTCAGGACTCAGTCTATCAATATAAAGTGATTGATAAGCTCCATGTTTTATATTATTTAAATTTCCCTTTGGTGCTCCATATCCAAGGCTACTTTTGTTACCCCATCGTGCCTTTTCAGGATGTTTTTTACTATTTGGATTATATATATCGTTACTATTGGGTAACGATAATTCACCTTTTAAAACTTCATCCCACTTATCTTGGCTCTTCCATTTACGTACTAAAGAATCTTTAACCGGCTTTGTTTCTGTTTTAGATAACATCTCAGCTATTTGTTTAGGCTTTAATTTACCTCTACTCTTAATATAAATATCAAGTGCTTTATCCCTATTTGGACTTCTAGCTCTTGCCATGTTCTCACCTCACTTGACGTATTGCTCCATTGTGTCTTTTATAGCTATCATGCCTCATTAAATCTATATAATCATTAAATGTTAATGAATTTTGATTTTTCTTAGCTTTATTTGTTTTATGTTGTTTTTTTAATCTTTTATATACATCAGGCTGTTGTGTCTTTAATATTTTCCCAATCTTCACACCCCTCACCTTTCCTTTAAATTATTTATGAATAAAATCTCTTAACCTTTGTTAAGTATGCAAAAAAGCACTCAAATTAAATATGTAAAATTACACAATTAATTGAGTGCTTTTTTATTTATGTATAGCTTTCTTAATACATATTATATACTATATTTATTGCCATGAAGTGGGGGGGAAGTGGGTTTTTTATTGTTTTTTCGTTTCTTTTTTATTCTCGAACTTATTTCTTTTATATAATCATATGATTTTTCTAACTTACTTGCTATTTGTATAAGATTATACCCCTCTACTTCTTTTAAATAAGCTACATTATATTCTATTCCCTTTAAATTTTTGAGTTTATTTTTTACATTTTCTTTAGCACTATAAAGACTTCTTAATAAATGCTCTTCAAGTAAAATAGTTTGCTTAATTCTTTCTGATTCTTCTATTATATTTTGCAATACATCAGCATGCATTTCTTTTCTACTACCATGTATACAATCTGCATCTAAATAACTTGTACACTCTGAATACATTTTGGGGGCTGAATGACTCACTAAAAACTTTTCTATAGCTAAAAGATTTTCTTTACACACACCTAAAGTACTTTCATGACTCTCTATTAAGTTTAATAAATTTTTATAACTATCCATAACTATCCCCCTTTTAAAAATAAAAAGAGACACTACTCCTTATAAGGAATAGTGCCTCCGGTGCTCGGTCAGCCTATCATAATTACGACTACTATATTTCTTTTTACTTATATTATACACTACTTAAATTTTAAGTACTATATATTTTTATAATAATTTAAATGTATAAAATAATAAACTCAACATAAGATAACTAATGTTGAGTTTATTATTGAATTTATATTCTATTTTATAATTAATATACCCATAATTCAACATTAGTTATTTATTATAACTCAACATTATTTATATCTAATGAAAATTTCTTTCCATTAATGTCTCCATCATCTCTAATTCAGCATATTCAATGTCTTCATAATACTTATCCAATAAGAATTCTTCTATATCATCTTTATCATATTTTACCATTCTAATATTCTCTACAGATATATCATAATATAAATCATCTATTAAATATTTATCCTCACTAGATTTCACAGTATAATTAGTATTTTTCTTTAAAAATTTAATCATAGAATAATTCATTTCTAAACTAACTTTTGTATTCATTAATGTATATACTTCTTCGGGAATATCCTGTTGTAAATCCATATTAGCTACTATAGATAGTTTACCATAATAATTAACTATACCATTTTGAATATCTATATCTGTTTTAACTTCAATTATTTTATAAGACTCTATACTTGTTAAACTAGCATAATCTATGTTAACTTTATATATATTCGATAAACTTGATGAACTAATATCAGCTATATATTTATCTATTTCAATATAAATCTCCTCCATAATGATATCTTCTATCTGACTTTCAAATTCATTAATAGTAATGTGTTGTATTTTACATTCAATATTTATATCATCTAACTTTTCAATTAACTTTTTTTCATTTTCTAAAAATTTATAAATACTCGAATGAATTTTTATCCTGTTTGTATCTTTTTTTAAATCACTGTGAAGATGTATTTTTTTATTTTTATCCTTAATACAAAAATCAGATATATTATTAGTAATAAAAAAGCAATTTTCTAATTTATTAGTCTCTACCTCATTTACATAAGTCAACCAAATTAAACAATCCCTAAATTCTTGCTTATTTTCAGTAAACGGTTTTATTCTATTAATGGATCTATTTATAACCTCTGGCAATAAATCATTATTAGTCTCTAAAATTACAATTTTATTTTCATTAACGCTGTTTAAGAAGTGTTCTTGCATTTTTTCTAATTCCTCTTGAATTTCTACCATGCTTATATCATATGAGTTTGGTATACCTTTTAACTCTTTGTTTAATCTTTTTATTTTATTATTTATTTCTTGAAGATGCTTACTGTAATTATTTTTAACTTCCTTAACTACTATATCTGATATATATATTTTTCCTTCAAATTTATTTATTTTACTTAATAAAATCCTATTAAGTCCTTGTGAAAGATATGGATCACCATAAAATATATTACTGTCTAAAAAGATGTTAAGCAAAATAATCCCCCCTTAGTTTATAACAGATTCATCTTATCATGTAATTGTTGTGTAGATGGATTTGTATATCTTAAAGTCGTATGAATATTACTGTGACCTGCTATAGTTGCTACTTCATGTATCCCAAATCCTTTTTCTAAAGCATGTGTACAAAAAAAGTGTCTCAACTCATGTGGTGTTATGTTATCTGAATACTTCTTAAAAATTTTGTTTATACCAGTTCTATCAACTTGATTACCTTTATTTGATACAAAAAGATACTCTAAGTCTCTATATTTACTCCCTGCTCTTTCTTCTAAATATCTTTTTATAGAATCCACAACTTTATTATTTAAAGGTACTCTTCTAACTTTATCGCCTTTTCCTTCAGTGATAACAACCTCAGCACTTCCTTCTATTAAACAAATATCTTTTAATTTAATATTAATCACTTCACTTATTCTTAATCCACCATAAGCCATCAACATTACCATAGCAAAATTTCTTTTACTTTCATTTTCTAAAACTTCCTGTATAAACTTATCAATCTCTTTTGGTTCTACTTTTCCTGGTCTTGCTATGTTATCTTGAACTTTTATAAAATCTTTTTTACTTACAACTATATTATCCTGAATGCTTTTTTCTTGTAAGAATTCATTAAACTTAATTAAACTAGATAATTTAACATTGATAGTTTTAGCACTATTATTTTTTATAGTTTTTAGATAGCTCTTAAATTCTAGCACATTCTTTCTGTATAACTGGTTAAAATCCATGGCAAAGCTTTCCTTGAACCATTTTAAATATTCATTTACATGTAGAATATAATTTTTTATGCTATTACTACTCTTACTTTCATTTATTAAAAAATCTTTAAATTCATCTAACAT